ACCTCCGCTGTGTATGAGTTCGGCAAGGACGGCTCACAGTCTCAGGCACTTGTTCTTTCGCTCGACGCTGACGGCCAGAAAGCAAACTTCCTGCGCATCAACTTTTTAGGTCGCGACGGCACACAGACTTTTGGTATAGGTTTGATCGCCGCCATCATGTGGGCTGCGCAGGTTAAAGACGCTCAGGCGCAACAGCGCCAGGGGCAAAGCGGTCCTGAATGGTGTCTGCCGGCACTGGAAGGTAAGCGAGTCGGTTTGTTCCTGCAAAAAATCCTCACTACCAAGACAGATGGTAGTGACAGCTACAAATTCGAAGTCCGACATGTTTTCCAGCCGGGAAGTCGTCTGACCTATAAAGAGTTCACCGATAAAACGCCAGCAGAAGCAATCGCCACACTCGAGCGCACCATGAAAGACAAAGACGACCGTAAACCTCACGATTCATCTCGCGGGGGCTGGGGTGCACCATCACACAGCGGCGGCGGATGGGGTGGTAATCAGCAGGATCCGAATGCGGTTCCTGAATCGCGCCTACAGCAGGCTAACCGTCAGGTATCACAGAGCAATCAACACCCTCAGTTCGACGATGACATCCCCTTCTGAAAGGCATCGCTATGACTCACGCTCACGACGACATCAGGGTTGGCACACTGTGCCTTCCCTACATAGGTAACGGCTGGCTAATGCCATGGGGTGAAGTGGTCAGCAATCCATTAAAGGCGCAGCGGCTAGCTGAGGAATATCGGGAAAGGCAGGAGGCGGCATGAGCAAAGTAGGCGATTATTTCTTCGAGTTCCCGGCATCGCGCGGCACGCAGGGTGGCACAGTGACTTACATGATCACAGCACCTGCCCGGGCGCTGACGCGCATACTTGCGTCCGATAATCTCGGCAGCACGCTCGAGCGTTCTCAACGCGAAATTAACCAGGCGCGCGTGAAGAAGTTTTACCATTACCTCGTCAATGCCTACCAAAATAAAGAGCCCTTCATCATCCCGCCGCTGGTCGGCAACTGCGACGCGGATATTGAGTTTGAAGAGTTCGGCAATACGAATGTGGGCGTCGCACGCTTCCCTATGGATGCAGTGATCAAGCTGTTCGACGGCCAGCACCGCGCCGCCGGGTTAGCTGAGTTCTGCCGGACTTACGGAGAGCCAATCAGCATCCCGCTGATGCTGACCCATAATCTCCCACTGAAGGCACGCCAGCAGTTCTTCTCCGATATCAATAACAACGTCTCGAAACCTTCCGCTGCGATCAACTTGGCCTATGACGGGCGTAATGATGTGGCACAGGGGATGGTGACGTTCCTGTCTCAGCATGACACCTTCGCAGAGGTGACAGACTTCGAGCACAACGTCGTTCCGGCGAAAAGTAAGTTGTGGGTGAGCTTCAAGGCGCTTAGCGACGCGACGGCCAAGTTTGCCAGCGCGGGCAGTAAGCCGTTGGAAATGGGCGACATCGAATCTATCTGGGAAGCCTGGTTGGCCCTGACGCAGATTGAGGCGATTCGCCACGGTACCAGCCAGGCAGACTATAAGCGCGACTACATTCAGTTCCACGCGGTGATGATCAACGCTTTCGGCTACGCTGTTCAGCGGCTGATGGCTGACCACTCAATAGTCGATATCGTCCAGATGATTGAGGATCTGGCAAGCAATTCAGGATCCTCTGAGATGGAAGACTTCTTCCTGATCTCGCGATGGGGTGGCGTATGCGTCAATGCCGAAAAAGACCGGCCATCGATCATTGCCTCCGTCCCGGCGCAGAAATTTGCTGCTGAGCGGCTCGTCAAAGTTATCCTGGCGAAAAGCCTTGGGGAATAGTTATGACAATGCAGATGCACTCAATGCCCTGGCCTGATTCTCAGGACATTTTTTTGTCCAAAACCTACCTTTACATGAACATGGATGAGCTCTGCGCAATGTTACAGCGCACCAAATCTTCTATCCAGATGAAGGCCAGCAGCATGGGGCTTTACCGTTGTGGGAAATTAACCATCGACGATCTACAGCTGATTGAAGCCCTGCTTGATGCCGGTCTTGAGCATGCGGTTATCGCCAGAAAGTTCGAACTCTCCGAGGCTCAGCTAACGAGGGTTCTGGAAACATTATCCTTTCATTGCGATATCTGCGCCACGTTCTCCGCGTCTATGCGTTCTGCTTACTGGAAATTCGATGGAAAGCCGCAAAGGATTTACAGCTGTTGTCCTGCGTGTTGCCGGGCGATGGTTGAAAGCTTTAACGCAGGACACGACGGGCCGTTGCTGGCACGCAGACGGGAGGATGCATGACCGGAAAATACTCTCTTATCTACGCAGATCCGCCCTGGTCTTACGGCAACACCATCAGCAACGGGGCTGCTGCCGATCACTATTCCACCATGAAGCTAATCGACATCAAGCGCCTCCCAGTGTGGGAACTTGCCGCCGATAACGCAGTGCTGGCGATGTGGTACACCGGCACGCATAACCAGGAAGCTATCGAACTGGCCGAGGCCTGGGGCTTTACCGTTCGAACAATGAAAGGCTTTACCTGGGTGAAGCTGAATCAGAACGCGGAACTGCGCATCACTAAGGCGCTGGCCGAGGGTGAAATCACCGACTTTTACGACTTCCTCGATCTGCTTAACGCCGAGACGCGCATGAACGGCGGCAACCACACCCGGGCCAATACCGAAGATCTGCTGATTGCTACCCGCGGCGCCGGGCTGGAACGAAAGCACGCCGGGATTAAGCAGGTGGTCTACAGCCCGCTGGGCGCGCACAGCGAAAAGCCGTGGGAAGCTCGCCGCCGGCTGGAGTTGCTTTACGGTGATGTGCCTCGCATTGAGCTGTTCAGCCGCAGCGCGGCACCAGGCTGGCACTACTGGGGAAACCAGTGCGACACCGCCGCTGTAGAACTGCTGCCCGGCTGCGCCATCAATGTTGTGAAAACGGAGGCCGCATGACGCCAGAAACAGACAACGCCGTACGCGCCGCCTGCCGCCGCTGCACCGAGGAAATCCAGCAGGCCATGCGCAAGAAGCCAAAGCCTAACTGGAACGAAACGGTGCCTCCCATCATCAACAAGCATCGCAAGAAAATTGAAGCTCTGGGAGTTAGCCTTCTGGAGTTCGTCGTCAAAACTGGCCGTCTTAACGGGCGCTTTGGAGCCGAACAATGACAACAAAATTCCCCGGGTCGCTAACGCGGCCTTTTTTATTGCTGGCGTTCACCTTCAACCGAATTAACCGACAGTTCCGGGAGCATTGATTATGAAAGAGTTTGAAGGGACCAAAGGTGAATGGATTTACATTCAGAAACTTGGTGAGGTTGTCAGTAAGCCCTCTGGCCTCATTGCTGATCTTGTAGTAAATGGCTGCGAGGACCATAACGGCAGACTTATCGCCGCCGCGCCGGAGTTATTGGAAGCGCTGCAATGCCTGTTCGACAATTATAAGCAGCTCGCTGATTCAGGTGATGCCGGTAACTGGCGGCTCGAAGATGAACCTGCCGGAAAGAAGGCGCTGCATGCTATCAATAAAGCCCTCGGTAAGGAGTGACCATGGCCGACATCATCGATACCGCAGCAGAGATTGAAGAGCTTCAGCGTAACGCTGCCCTTTCCGCTCACCGTCTGAACCGTAAAGCCGTATCAGCCGAGCGTTGTGAAGAATGCGACGAACCAATTCCCGAGCCGCGGCGCGCTGCGGTACCAGGATGCCAGACGTGCGCGGAGTGCCAATCTGTTATCGAGTTGAAGAATAAGCAGAGAGGGATTTAATTCATTTACATGCTTTTGCATATAGCTCGTTGTAGGCTTTCAGCTGAGAACGAAACTCATCGACCAAAAACCCATCATCCGTTACGTAAGCTATCGGTCGTCGTGAATACTTGAAGCCCAGCACTAAATGATATGGTTCGGCAGCAATAAAACGCGCGCCTATTTTTCGGCCTAGTTGTGTCTGGCCAGATATGATGCCGCAAACATATGGATGCCCTTCAGAGCTATGCGATGACATTTCTGTGAAAGTTACTGGCTTAGATGTATCTAAGTCACTGTCACAAAAACCAATCATCATTTTCCTTGCTTGCTCATCTTCA